CCTACTAAACTTATTAGTAAGCTCAGATATCATTTCTTCTTTTACTGCTTTTCTGACGGCCTCCACGTCAAACCCTGCACTGCTGTCAAGGTGTACCTTCATATCCTCTAGCTCATCATCAAGATTATTAACTGATACTTTGCAATCTGCGATACTGACTCTACAGCTTGAGGCATATGACTCTATATCATCTACATTGCATTCAGCGTCATGTAATTCATTGCTAGTTTGTTGGATGCTATTCTGCATCTCTTGTACTTGTTTTTTTAGTTCATCTATTTTCATAATATTTCCTTTCTATTATATTATTATTCATACTCTTAATACTATTGAGTTTCAGAAAGGTTCCATCTTTTTAAAATAAATTTCAACCTAGTAAAACGAGGTTCACTTTCTCAACCTACCTTTTCTAATCTGAAATCCTAACGAGGGGGGGCCGTGTGTAAAAAAAAGAAAAGCACACATAATAATATTTTTTTTTCAAAATTTTAGAGATTTTAGGTAGCGCCGGGCGCAAGCTCTTTGGGAGAGCGCGCCGGCTTAGGAAAGGTAAGGCGACGGTGTGATAAAAGGAGGACATACAATCGAGGTGATTGAAAAGGTCACACCGCCGCTAATATTATAATATTATAAAAGAGCGCTAATATTATTAATATTATAATACTATAATATTATAATACTAATATATTAATATATTAATAATATTATTCACATCCTTCAACCGACGTTTAAATTTATTAGTTTTTACCTATAACTGTCAACACCTTTTTTCTTGTATACCAAAATAACTATTTTTATATTATATCCATGGAAAACACAAGCCCAAGAGGTATTCTTGATTTAGGTCCAACGATTGATGAGCTCAAGTCTTTGTCAGACAAGTTTAAAGAAACAGGTGACTTTCATTACATGACAGAAATACTATTGATTATTGAAGAAATAGAGCTACCTCTGCTAATTGATACTTTTGATGGGGAGTTCACCGCAGAGGCTTAATATGTACAAAAAGACTATAAAGGGAGTGGACTACCATATATACGAGAACGAAGATGAGTTTCGTAAGCATCACCGCAAAGAAGAGTTAAAAAACGACTGGAGAACTGCTGAAGAAGGGCAATGGGTAGTAAGTGACGATGGACAGGTTCTTACTATTCTACGTAAAGCGTTGATGTATAACGATAAGAAAGGTAAGAAAACCTACTACGTTAGGACCTTACTGGGTACATCTTTTGCTACAGAAGACCACAAACTAACAGGTAAGCCGCCAAAAGATATATATACCTTTAAAAAATACGATGAAAGCAAGTTTATTACCCAAAGAGAGAGATTGTTTGCTAAGATGATAGCACTGGGCAGGGAGCCAGTAGAAGCCTATTTAAATGTCTATAAGACCAATAACAGAGACTATGCACATAAAAGGACCAAAGTATTATTAAAACAAAAGAAGATAAGGACACTTGTGAATAAAGAAGTAGAAGAATTAATGAATGACCTTGGTATTACCAAGACATACTTATTAGAACAAGCAAAAGAAGTAGTGGACAAGAATGATGTACGAGACGCGGATAAATTGCGTGCCTTAGAGACATTAATGAAAATATCAGGTTTACTATCAACCGAAAAGAAAACAGACTCTGTAGCGCTAATACAAGAGTTCACCGGATTTTCCCGTGACAAGTTAAAAGCTTTTGAGTCTAATATGCTGACAGAAGGTTCACCAGATTAATGCGGTGCTATCTTACAAGGGTTACATGGGGTAAAACAATTTATAACATAACAATAACTAGGAGTTAATTATGCCAAAAGGAAAAGGCACATACGGAAAAAAGGTCGGAAGACCAAAGAAAAAGAAAATGATGGGCGGAGGAATGGTCAAGAAGAAGGGAATGATGAAGGGTGGAATGGTAAAAAAGTATACAAAGAAACGCAAGTAAGATGGCTTCTGCTAAAAAAACCCAACCAACTAAATGGAAACGTATTGTTGCTAGCGTTAAGGCAGGTAGCAAAGGCGGCCCAGCAGGTAAATGGTCAGCTCGTAAAGCACAATTAGCTACAGCTCGCTATAAAAAAGCAGGTGGAGGCTATAAGGGTGCTAAGTCTAGTAGTAATAAACTATCCAAGTGGTCTAAGCAAGACTGGGGATATGTTACAAAGGGTGACGAAAAGAAGCCTAAAAAGAAACGTGGGCGCTATTTACCAAAAAAAGTACGTAAAAGCTTAACAGCATCTCAAAAAGCTGCCACTAATAAAAAGAAGCGTGCAGCATCCGCTAAAGGTAAAAGCAAAGCAAAGTATTCTAAAGCGGTAGCACGGAAGGTAAGGAAAGCATAATGCCTAAGAAAAAAGATTCAAGACTAGCTAGGGCCGGTGTCAGTGGATTCAATAAGCCTAAGCGTACACCAAGCCATCCAAAGAAAAGTCATATCGTAGTTGCTAAAGAAGGTGATAAGATTAAAACAATACGATTTGGACAGCAAGGAGCAAAAACAGCAGGAAAACCTAAAGCAGGAGAGTCCCGTAAGACTAAAATGAAACGTAAGTCGTTTAAAGCTAGGCATAGAAAGAATATTGCTAAAGGTAAAATGAGCGCAGCTTATTGGGCTAATAGGGTCAAGTGGTAATGGAAAAAGCAAATTCAGCAATAAATAAACTAATAGCACAAGCTCATTTAAAAAAATATCAAGAAGGCGGTGAAGTAGGAACTCCATCTAAACTTAACTTGGAAAGTATCGCAGAAGAAAATAAAGATTTTATCCGTAAGTTTATTAAACAACGTCCTTCAATTAACCAATCTTACGAAGATTTAATAAATGCAATTCGTAGCGGTCAATTAACAGCAAAAGAATACAGTCCAGAGGGTTTTAAAAAAATTTCAAGACCGGGCCGCGCTGCTCAAACCAGAAAAGATATAAGGATGAGAGAAGACGGTTCAAATAAAAGATTAAAATCTGCTGTTATACAATATCCAACAGGGAATGAAAGTAGCATACCTCACGAATTATTGCATTATTTTGTCGGTCACAGAGGCGAACAATTTAATGTACCTAAAAAAATTAATCCGTACAGGCAGCTAGATATGGCTTTAAGAGGATACTTACCGTCCTTTCATCCAGCTGGAAGAAGACCTACCCTTCCCGGTAATAGTAGATTAGCAAACTTTTGGAATGAAAGATTTGCTACCCCAAGCGCTGAGTATTCTAACAACCCATTAGGGGCTAGTAAACCACAGGAAGGTTTTATTGGAAGACTAGGAAGCGTACTTGGGACAACGATTAATAATCCGTATAACCCTATATTTGACGAAGCAGCTTTTGACGCAATAAGCCCTGAGTTACATCATCACTCAGAGCCGTTTCAAGCAGGAAAAATACCAGAGGAACAAAGTGAACCTGTAAGCGAAACTACAGAAGAAACTAAACCACCTGAATCGCAACAAGCTTCTGATACCCCAGTATCTTTTGATAAAAATAATTATCCTATTTATAACAAGCAATCTAACAAAGCCCAATCTTTTAGAGATGCTTTTAGACAAGCGAGAAGAGAAGGAGAAGGTACCTTTACTTGGGATGGTCGTTTGTATACATCTGAATTAAAATAGATTTAATATGCCGAATAAAAAAGCCAAAGAAAATAAGCGTAGAAAAAGAAAGCTAACACTTGAAAATAAAAAAAGAAAAAGAGAAGCTTCCAAAAGAAGAAAAGCAGCTAGACAATAGCCTGCAAACATTTAATGTAATACCCCCTGCATCAGAAATGTCAGAAAGGGATGAGGTGTTAGCTAAATGTTATAATGATTTACTATTTTTTGGTAGAGCCTTTTTACCAAATGACTTCTTAAACAAAAGCGCCTCACCTCTTTGTCACTATCAAATATCTAAACGATTAATATCTACTAAGCCGGGCGAAAGACTGTGTATTATTTTGCCTAGAGGTTTTGGTAAATCAATACTATCTAAAACAGCAATATTACATAAGCTATGTTTTTCTGGTGCAGATGCTCAAAACTTTATTGCATGGGTTTCAGAAGAACAGGGACAATCTATTGACCACTTAAAATTTTTAAGATATCACTTAGAAACAAATAAGATGATTAAATATTACTTTGGTAATATGGATGGTGGCAGTGTCGGGAAGCGCTGGACAGAAAAAGACCTTGTAACCCCTAAGGGCGATAGAATTATTGCAAAAGGTACTAGCCAAAGACTAAGAGGTCGTGCTGAAGTAGACGTACGGTATACCGGTATTATCTTAGATGACTTCGAATCTGAATTAAATACTAAGACTCCTGATAGAAGAAATGATATTAAACGCTGGGTTGTGTCTACAATATACCCTGCATTAGAAGAATCACCCGGTAGAGAAGGTTGGATATGGCTTGCGGGTACTATTGTACATTTTGATAGTTTTTTACAAATGACCTATGATGGTTTTAAACAGGCCAAAAAAGACGATAGGCACTATCCTTGGGATGTATACTTTCATAGTGCAATAGAAAGCGGTAAGTCTATATGGCCTGAACAGTTCTCCTTAAAAAAATTAGGCTCTAAAAAGCAGGAGTTTATAGAAGCAGGATTGGTTAATAAATTTGCACAAGAGTATATGAACGATGCTCGAGATGTGACGAACGCTTCGTTTAAGATAGACAGGATTCAATACTACTCTGGCGATAGAAAAAAGATGAGTAACTTTAACTACCTTGCAGAAAAAGATGAGATGATACCCATAAATATTTACATTGGTGTTGACCTTGCAGCTACCGCATCAGATACTTCTGATTATCAGGTAATATTGGTTATGGGCATTGATGCTCGTAAGAATAGATATATACTAGAATACTTTAGAGAGCGCATACCCACATTCGATGTCCCTGCGAAAATTATTGAAATAGCTAAAAAGTATAGTCCTGTAAGGCGCGTAACCATTGAAACAGTAGCAGCGCAAGAAATGGTACGGGATATGGTAACTCGTATGAGTGCTAATGAAAAAAGATTGATGCCCGGAATATTTAAAGGAGTTAAGCCTCCTTCAAGAATTAAAAAAGAAGATAGGTTAGAAACTACACTTGGACCTATTGTAAACTCTAAGAAGTTATATATTCGCAGAGAGATGACAGAAATCGTTGATGAGTTCTTTGAACATCCTAAACCTCGTAACGATGACTTAATGGATGCGTTGTATTATGCAGACTATTTTGCACGTCCACCCAAAAGCCAAGCCAGCACTAAAGACGAGTTTAAAGCGTCCAGCAAAAAACGCGGTACTTTCTCTAAACTTAAAAGATATAACTGGATGACAGGCGCCAGAACAAATTAAAATATTTATTTGCATTATATTATTTTATTAACTATATTAATAGACTGTGAAGAATATCTTCACTAACTGTTTATAAACATAAGGCTATAAATCCACATACTATATGGCTAATACAAGTAAGGGAAGATTCCCAAGTTACGGTCTCGTCAGAGGCCCATTACATTCAGAAGGAGGAGTTCCGGCTTCAGTTGCTAACGGTCCAGACGTTGAGCTAGAAGGCGGAGAGTACATTATACCAAAAGAGGCAGTACCTGATTACCTGCCCGTACTACAACAAATCACACAAGTAGGCAGAGATAGACAACAAATGCAGAATGGTAATAGCGCCATTGATGCGTTGATTGCTTCTGCTTCTATGCAAAACGGCATAGCCCAACCTAAATCACCCGTGTACCAAGAAGGTGGGCAAGTGTCAAGTAGAAACTTAAAAGGTGCTCGTCTTGTATCTCAGGACATAGGTAGGGATGATGATATGTTTACCGGACAAGTTATTATGGCTATACCAGCTGACCAAGTTGGTGGGGAAGGGGGCATGAGGTATTATCTTTCTGACCCACAAAGGTCTGATAATATGTCAATGTTATCCTCACAGGGGCAGTTTGATGCAATGCAAAAAATGGCTTTTGCACCTCAAGACTCATTACCATCTGATTTGGTTGAGGGATATTTTGATAGACAAAACAAAAAATCACCATTAGGTTTTCTAAAAAACTTAATTGGTAAAGAGCAAGGCGGTATGGTACAGTACGAAGATGGTGGTAGAGTTTCAGTTAAAAGTAAACTTATAGATGCTATGTTGGAATCTAATGATGTATCAAAAGAATACTCTCGTGCAGATTTAGAAACATTAGATTTAGATACTTTAGAGCGCCTACAGAGTACGATGTTGGAAAGAAACATTGGAGACCAGTATGGTGGAATAGAAGATGTCCTTGTTTCAAAACCCGGAAGTGCAGATATGGGAGAAAAAAGAACGTACGCTAACAGATTTGATGTTAGGCAAGGTTTTGGGCCAGATGGAAATACAAGTACATCCAGAGAGCAATTAAGCGTAGGCTCTTTACCGGTGTTGGCTGCTTTTGCTAATCTTGCTTCTCGTGCTGGAGTAAGCGGTGAAGGTGCTTTAGGTAGGGTGTTAAACGCCCGACTTCCAATAGAAAGAATAACAGAAGATGGTAAAACTTCATTTGGTTTAAGTCGTGAGCAAGGTGGTATGATAGAGTACGAAGATGGTGGAGAAGTACACAGCCGTAGAATGTACAATCAAGGCACTGGTTTTAATAAAAAGAAATCAGACTTAGATGGTGATGGTAACATTTCTGAGTACGAACGCAAACGCGGTATGGCGATAGCCAAGTCTATGGGGAATATGCAAATGGGCGGTATGGTAAATAGGCAACCTATGATGCAGAGACCTATGAACCCTGCTATGAATTTTAGCCCTATGCAACAAAGAAATCCTAGAATGTATCAAGATGGTGGTCAAGTACAGCCACGCAAACAACAAGAGATGCGTAACCCTAATACATTTATTGGCCCTCCAGTAAATCTTATGGGCCCCGGACTTAGTGACTATGAAAAAGCTGAAAGAAACTTTGAGGCTTTTATGGATTCTTTAGATAGGAGTCAAGACATAAATCCATTTACAGGTGAGCCTATAGATACCGACGCAGATATTAAAAGATTAAAAGAAAGAATGAGGCAGTCTAAAATACCTCGCTCTAATCAACGTATGCCAATGCAAGAAGGTGGACAGGTAAATGTTAATAGTCTAATGGGCAAAACAGTAAGCGCTAAAGATTTAGGTTTGAAAAACCTAGGGGAAGTTACAAGCTTTCCTCCACAGTTTAATATGAGCCGTCCTGAGTTTGAGGCTATTTTAAATTACGGGAACAGGTCTGAGGGCGAAGGAATTTCACAAGAAGAACAAATGGCAAACTTTATGTCGTTACTAGAAAATGAAAAAAGAGTAAGGCCTGTGTCTCCAGATAGATATATTGTAAAAGATGGAGTAATGAGTGAAACAGAAATGGATGTTCCTAAGCTAACCTCTGCATATATGAGTTCATTTGGCATTGCTACGCCGCTTTCAAGGAGACAAGGACAGATGTTACAAAGAAAAATGATAGCTCCTGAAACACTAAATCCACAAGTAAAAGGACTTTTAAATAGGGTTCTTGTTCAAAGACTTGCAGCAGAAGAAAATTAATGGTATTAGAAAAAGATA